CTTGATATCCTGGACTCCACTGAGAATTAGAGGCTTATGGGATTTACCCACTCCTCCGAATCTAGCAGCGACGCGATTATCGAACTCCTCAAGCTCCTCATCTAGTGGAGCTCCCTCAAGCTGAATAATTGTGTCTGTGAGTATACCTCCGGTGAAGACGCTCCTGTTATGTTTAACCGCATCATTAGCAGTGTCGACGGAGAGCCTAAGGGGAGCCATTGGAGACATCCCGGCGAACTCTTCTAATGGATTGAAGAGCCGGAACCATGTCACATCCTTGGGATCCCACATCTCTTTAGTCCGCTGATGCTCGAAGATGTACGCAGAAATGTATTCGTTGGCATCGGGGATCACCTTCATCATATCTGGACGTCGGAGCCAGATATCTGTGGGAAGGTCGTTCTTGGGATCCCGGTTCTTCACAACCCAGAAGCAGGATCCCCACAGATCAAGGAATGTGCTCGTCCCTCTCCACAGGTCTCCAACCGTCCACCAGGAGTTCACCCTGCTTAGGATGCTCTTGAGTGGGTGATTGGGATCCTCTATCTCCTCCCACTCATTCCCTACCTTTCTCATTATCTTGAGCCTGGGTCTGAGAATGGCATCCTGCCGTATGCGGATGGCGGCATAAACTAGCGTGGACTGAGAGTAATAGTTCCCATATATGGTCGGAGCCCAGGACGTCCCAGGCCCTTCGTTCTTCATGGATCCTATTTGTCGAGCCGCCATGGCCTTAACAACCGACTGACGAAGGCACCTGTGAGGAAAAGAGAAGATTCCCCATCTAGTTATCTCTTTGTTGCAGAGTTCGCAGGTCATCGATTCTCCTTAATGGACTTTGAGTCCTCCCGACAGGATCTTGGAGAATGCTCCAGATAGGGCATCTACCTGATCATCGTGGGATCCCTTAGGGAACGCTTCCACCTCATTAAGAAAATCAACTATCCATGGCCCTCGAACAATGTGGACATTACCTATCTGAGCCTGTCCACTCACCGGCTTCGCTCGGTCTGATTTGCTTCCTGTGTTAGGATTACCATATACTTGGTAGCCAGGTAGGATGGATCGCACGAAGTTATCTGTTACGATCTTACCTGAGGATCCCGGCTCCCGTTCGATCCACACCGGTACTCGTCTTCCGTCTCTGAGAGCGGTATCCTTAACCCGCTCCTCCACTTCGGCAGGAGTCCCTCGGAATCGCACGATATCACAGATGAAGTAGGTCTTATCCTTAATCCCCAGTAGGAGGCCCACTGTCCAGTCGGGATCCTTGTTCCTCTTGCTAGGCTTAGTCGATGCGAAGTCCCAATAGCGAACGAGTCGGGAGCAGTCAGGGCTCTGATCAATCAGAGGGAACCAATGCTTCTGAAACAATCCGCCACTCTGGGATGCATCCCAGTCTCCATATTTCAGCTGGCGTCTGGTCAGGGGATCTAATTCATCTAGGGAGATTTCATACTCCTCTATGTCGAGATGAGGGTTATCTGACATGCTTGCAGGTATGAAGGCCTTATCTCCATCAATGAATCGGGATCTCACCCACTCATGTCCTATTCCACCCGGATTGCTGGCGGCTCTCATTCTGAGTGGGACATTCCCCATATTTTTCTTGCGACGCAGTCGGGAGAACAGATAGGTGTAGTCGCTCTCCTCGAATTGAGTGAGCTCGTCGAACCCGATGTATTGGAACTCAGTAGACTGATATCGATACTTGTGCCTGTCCGTATCTAGGAATCCGAAGGTGAGCCGAGCACCCGATGGGAATGTCCAGGTCTTGGTTATCTCCTTCCATTTGGCCTCAGTTCCCTCAAGCCAGGTGTGAGACACGTCCATTATGGCTTCGGGCATGGCGAGGTCGGTGTATGTCCTCCGTAGGATGAGAGCGGCATATCTGGGAACATCCACATACATTAATCCTCCAATGAGGATTGCGATGGACTTGCCTCCACCAGCCTGCCCTCCATACATGGCTTCACGGTCTGTAAGAGCGAGGAAGTTAGTCTGCTTTATCGTCGGTTCCACTGGGATCCAGGGATTGTTTTCGATCATCGCCATCGTCGATGCCCACGATCTGATATCCCTCTCTCTCAGCGGCGTTAAGGAACTTACCAAAGTAGTACTCCGCTCTCTCTTCTATCGTCATTTCCATGGTAGCCTGACTGGTGGTGTGAACCTCCTCACGTGATGTGGGCTCACCCATTAGCAGCTGGCGTCTGTCGATCCCCTGCATCATCAGGGTGACCAGGGACTTGAGCCAGGGAGCCCTGGCCTCCTTCATTGTAGGCCCATCCTCGAGAACCGTCTCAATCTCATCGATAGTGTCTCGAATGAGTTTCTCCAGCTTGTCAGCCAGATAAACGACGGACTCATTGGTGTGCTCGACGATCTGCTCTTTTATCAGAGGCCCATTCTCCTCCAGATATATCCCGACCTCATTCTTCACCAGGCTAGCAATGCTGTTATCCACAGTTTTGCTAATGACGAACTTGCTCTTCTCCATAATCTTATCATTAGTGAAGATAGATTTCCTGATCTTAGATCGAGCCGCCCACTTTTTTATTGTGCCGATACTGATTCCGGTCTCCCGAGAGGCCTTAGCTGGACTACCAGTTACGTCATATATCTCCATCGCCTGCCGCCTAAGCTCGGGATCGTGGCGTGGAAGTTTGGATGCAGGGATTTCGGCCTTTTCACCCTTTCTTGGCAATTATTCTAGCCCTCGTATCAATCGATCTTGCCGTTCTAGGCAGAATTCGAGACAAATGAGTCGCTATCCTCCACGGAGTTAGTCCCTTGTGGAGTAGATCTCGGATGTGTTCTTCCTCTTCGGGTGTCCATCGATGAGTATTAGCTGTCGTCATCAGTTGAGATCCTGATTCGCACGTCCTCGATGATCTCGATATCCATCTCACTACATCCCTGTCGTAGCATGGGGAGTTGATCATACGAGACATGAACGTCCTCTCCATTCTGTAATCGGGATATAATCTCGGACACCGGCTCTCCGAAGAACTCATAGATATTCGACAGGATAGACTTGGCGTGATATACTAGGGTTGGGAAACTCCTCGATGATTCCCCGCTAGCGGATCTGAGCCTGGCCGCTGAGTAGGCCCCTTCCCCGTCGTTTATCATGGACTCGCGCATCGCTTGGAAGTCAGGATCCTGGAGATATCCCTTATTCAGGTATCTCTCCACATCTCTGGGATCTGCATCCCGGAGGAGCTCCCTTATTCCGGATACTGCTATGGATCTATCTCTTCCCATATCTAACTCCTACGCTATCACGAAGGGAGTCAGGGTGTCAATCCCTCGATCTCCCTCGAATGCAAAAATGAAGAGACTTAGTATTAATCCTACTTCTCTTCGTTGTTAGGCTGTGGCCAGGGCTCCCGTCCAGCTTCCCCCTAGGGTTATGATCGACTTGGCATTCTTGACGTCCAGGATCAGGCTCGGTATGGACTTTATGTAGTCCAGGATCGAGATATCTGCTGTGAATTCGGAGGGATCCTTGTCTCCTCTTGAGCTATTGCAGTGCAGGCAGGAGGTTATCAGATTATCTCCAGTGTGTCCTCCCCCCTTAGAGTAGGGAACCAGATGGTCGAGCGTTAGGTTGCTCCGATCCTCGCTCCCGCACCAGATGCAGGCCATGCCGTCCCGCATGTAGATGGCCAGTCTCTTTTCTCTGCGTATCCATTTTGATCCCTGGTACTTGCTGTCCATCCCTCTGGCTACCATTTCTCTGCACCTCAATCGATCTAACAGTAGTTTATCAGTGATTTTCGGTGCAGAGAAATACTTCGATTTAGAGTTCTATTAATTCCCCCACGTCATCCTCTTCTCTCTCCAGTATGTTGTTCCTATACTGGTACATGCAGGACTGGAATGTCCGGCTAGTCTGCCGAGCCATCTCCTTGCAGGCGCGATATGGCCCGATCTTCTCAATCAATCCAATCAGGGCCTCACGCTCGCCGTCTGACCATTTAGTACCGGCCTTGATCTCTCGGATGGACTCATCTAGTGTGTTAACGGCGCGTTCGGTTGGGATCAGCTTGTGGGAGTTCTGCTTCAGCAGGTCGTCCCCATCCACCCGCTTGAAGGATCTGAATCTCTTCGCGTCCTCGTCGAAGATTAGGTTATAGTCCAGGGGAGGATCTATCAGGGTCAGATCTCCGCAGATGTTCAGCTTCGCTGTGGGGAGGTCGTCCGGATCGGCGTTACCGTTCCGATGGGAGCGTAGATATATGGCCCCAAGATGATCCCGGAACCCGCATCCACGCTGGGCCTCCATTCGGACATCGTCGATGATGATGGGAGTCACAGGGCCGTCGATCCAGTCGGGGATGTTATCTGGAGAATCGACTACCACCTCGATGTCCCCCACTGTGCAGTATCCGAAGATCACCGCATCCCCCTTGATCCCCTCATCGTGTATGAAGAACAGCCGAGTTTCGTCTGGAGTATAGTCCGTTGGCACCTTGGAGATCCTTTTGCTGATGCCGAGATCCCTAGCCTCATCCGTGAAGTTTTGAATGGTTGGGTAGTGGATGTAGCCTACCCACATGATCAGATCCTTTCCAGCCATGGTGTTCCACCTCTCTGATTTGAGCTTCGGACATGTTACCATCTTGGGATCGAGGAGTAAATACCCTCACCCCTCGAATGGGAGGAGCCTGGCCGAGCACTCAGGCCCCATCCCGATTGAGATCGACTCTGGTACGGTTAGCTTGCGTCCACACCGTCCGCACTTACCCTCATGCCAGACCTCTATGTGTTCGCTGACCCTCCCCTCAGCCAGGAGGCCGTAGAACCAGCTGAAGGCCTTAGATGATGGCGCTGACTCCGTTATGTTGCTCTTCCTGCCGTGCCTGAACCCATCTGGAAAGATCGTTCCCAGGAAGACGTAGTTCTCGTAGTTATCTGGGCCATTCAGGAGCTTCACGAAGTAGGGGCTATTCTCATTAGGGCGGCTGATTTTGTAGGTGAACCTGGCCTCCGTCTTATGACTAACCAGGGTTATCGTGGCCTTGCCAGCCGTAATGTATGAGAGGATGTAGTCTGGATCCGTGAGTCTGCCCTTGCTCTCGATCAGTGTAGTCATTCCTATTCCCTCTAGTTTTGGATTAGTTATAACTTAGCACAGGTAAACACACGAGTAAATACTCCCCAGGGAAAAGATTATGGGCCAGGCTGGCTGAATTCCTGGCCCATCGGAGAGGATACCGAAGCAGAGCTCGGCTACTCTGCCTTACTTACTGACTTTGGCCTTGCCCTTCCTGGCTTTGGCCTTCACCGGCTCAGGCTCTTCCTGTTCTTCCTCTTCCTCTTCGAAATCGCCGTCGTCGTCCTCGTCTCCATCGTCTCCATCGTCGTCCCCCTCTTCTTCGTCCGGGGTGACGTCGACCTCATCGTCGGCCTCTGCCTCTGCCCTGCCGTATCTCTCCTCAATCTCAGCCCGGAGGGTGGCGGCTTCTTTCTTCTTGAGATCCCGGCCCAGATCCTTGGCCATCTTGCCAGCCCGTAGTCGATAAATCCGGTTCAGGCGCTCTTCCTCGGTCATTACCATGGGAGACCGAGTCCGCTTGGCTTTCTTGCTACCGCCCGTCATGCTGATCATTTCCACGGGGATGAGGAACGTGGTGCCCTCGTCATCGGACTCGTCGGCCTCGTATCCGGCCTTTTCCAGATTCTTCCGCATCCGCCTGGATTCAGTCCATACTTCGGCGTGGGAGTCGTCGTCCTTGAACGTGATGGTAGTCTCTTTGTTAGGCATTTAGCCCTCCTATCTATTTGTGTTTTGCGTTTACCTAGAGTATCACCAGCGGAGGCAGGCGTCAATCCTTAAATCGTTTCTGATTGAGAGGGATTTTCGGCTACCCCTCGTAGACCTTCTCCAGATCTCCCCATCCGTAGCCTCGGTGAACCTCGACGGCGAAGGGGACATCCGTCTCGAATCCCACGTTGTGTGTCTCCTCGATCATGATCTCCTGGGCCTCCTCAGCGATTTCCTCTGGCACCTGGACTCCAAACCCATCGTGGACATGGGGCCAAGCCATGGGGACATATCCCATTTCTCGAATCCTGTCCATCACTCTTATATTGGCGAGGAGGGTCATTACACTGGCGAAGTTCTGAATCGGCGTGTTAACCGCCTGGCGCTCGATCTCGCTGATGTGCCTCTTATCCAGGAACACTGGGAACCGTCGCTTATATCCGTAGATACTGGCGACCTCGTGCTCCTTCCTCACCAGTAGCTTCTGATCTCGAATCCATCTGGAGGCCTCTGGCATCTGACGAAGGAATCGATCACGATATATCTCGGCTTCCTTGACGGTCACTCCCAGCTGAGGAGCCAGGGATTTAGGCATCCTCCCGTAGATGATTCCGAATGCTATCGTCTTGGCGGCTCGACGCCTAAACGTCCGCTCCTCCTCACTCATGGCATTCAGATCGGCATCTGTTAGCCTGAACAGCTGCTTAGATACCTCACGATGAATGTCCCCGGCGCAGGCCTCTCGGAGAACCGCGTCTCCGGACAGATGGGCCAGGGCTCGTATCTCAGCCTGGGAGTAGTCTGCGTAGATCACAACATACCCATCGTCCGCGATGAATATCTTCTTGATTTCCTTCAGCCTCGGCATTCCATGAATGTTGGGATCAGTTGAGGAGAGCCTGCCCGTCCGAGTGCCATGAAGACGATATCGAGGATGGATCCGTCCCTGGCGCATTAATGCCTTATATCCGTGATAGTAGTTCTTCAGCTTAGTCCCGAGGAGCCGGTGCTGCACCATCAGCCGAGGGAACTCGTCCTGTTGAGCCAACCAGTGGAGCATGTATGTGCTGGTAGATCGAGGCTTCATGTTGGAGAAGACAGCTGATGAGGCCGTTTGCCAGTACTCAATGGCCTCCGTGTCCTCGATCATCCGTATCTCTTCCAGGACTTCGCTCTGCGTCAGCACATCTTTCTTGGCCGACATCTGGTTGAGCCCCAGGTCATCGAAGAGATACTTGGACACCTGCTTGGGGCTGTTGAAGTTAAGGTCACTCGCGCCTGGGTAGGCCCTTAGCTGATCCTCTAGGTCTTGCAGTTCCCCAGCCCACCTGGCTCCTAGTTCCTCATGGTACTCCTCATCCACCTTCATTCCAGTCCGCTCCAGATCAATGAAGTGATGCGCGGCTGGTATGAGTATGTCGTCATGAACCGAGTCGACTCCGTCCTCTATCATCTCCTCGCGTAGATCCTCGGTCAGCCTATTGGTGAAATCGGCGTCTGCTCCGCAGTACAGGCTGATGTTAGTCCTGGTCTCGTTGTCATCCCAGTCGTCAAGGCTGAGCTTAAGAGGAGCCTTGCGATCCTCATTCGCGGCCTCGGTATTCAGAGATGACTTAAGGTGAACATCGTACTCGGGAGCCTTATAGTAGGACGCGGCTACGCGCTTAAGTCCATGGCTTCCCTTTCGCTCATCGAGGCAGTAGTGAGCCAGCATGGTATCCATGGTGAATCGTGGGAAGATCCCCCTGGAGTTAAGCCACATGACGTCGAATTGGCCATTATGGAATGAGCAGTCGACTCCCGACAGCGCTCGGCCCAGCTGCTCATGATTACTCTGATTATCCTCAATCAGAGCTACCCAGTCGAGGATAACCGCCGTCTCCCTCTCCCAGGACATCCCCACACACAGAATATCCCCGGTGTCGGGGTCTAGACTGGTAGTCTCCAGGTCGATCGAGGTATGGCCCAGCCGCTTAAATCGACGCATTAGGGCATTAAAGCCCCGCTGCGTGTTGATGATTACGTAGTTGTCGTAGGGAGGCTCCACAATGGGATCCTCCCCGTCTGCTATACGCTTAGCGAAGGCCAGATCCTGATAGAAGTCGATGTACCCGTCCGGCGACCTGAATATGCTGGCCGGGTGCAGGGTAGGCAGCACGCCGAACGTGTGACGTCCAATCGTTATTTCTCGGTATATACCTCGCTTCCGCGTGATGCCGGTCTTACCTCCGAGGATAGCCGCCACACCGAAGTTCCCGAGCGGTACTATAATCTTAGGCTGTGCGTCAATTAGATCAGCCATTAGCCTAGGATTACAGGCGCGGATCTCCTCGGGAGTGGGATCCCTGTTCTCTGGAGGCCTCCACATCAGCGCATTGTTACGATAGGTGTCTCCCCATTCGACTCCGATGTCCATGAGAGTCTCGCGGAGTAGCTTACCCGCCTTGCCCACGAATGATTCCCCTCGCTTCTCCTCCTCAGCCCCTAGGGCCTCCCCAATAAGAGCAATATCTGGTCGATGAAGACGACCAGACGGGTATGCAGGGCATCCTTTAGATGGGCACTCGTCGCAGCGCGTGGACATCTATTTGAGCTTCTTCTCCAGAAGAATCCTCATGTGCGTCACCCTCTTAAGTCTATTATATCTCGACGCTTAGGCCCCGTCGATATAAGCTTCACCGGGATTCCAGTTATATCCTCCACCATCTTTATGAACTCCCTGGCCCTCTTGTGAAGATCTTCCCAGTACTGACATCCCGTAGTCTGATGCCATCCCTTCATCATGAAGTACTTGGGTGAAGCCCCGGTATACTTCATGGTGGATCCCACGACCTCATCCCCCTCCTCATATGCGATGCAGATGGGAACCTCGCGCTGTTCATCGAGGATATCTATTCGGGTGAGAGCCAGGTAGTCCGGCCTGCAAATCCGATTGGCATACTTGATTGCAGGTAAATCGAGGAACCCCATTCGCCTGGGCCTTCCAGTTGTCGAACCGTATTCCAGCCCGGACTCTCGCAGTTGATCTCCGATATCCTGTGGCATCTCTGTCGGCAGAGGCCCCTCTCCTATTCTGGTGGAGTAGACCTTCATGACACCCACAACCTCATCAATTCTCCTGGGATCGACTCCGAGCCCTGTCCCCACTGCTGCTGGAATGCAGCTAGATGAGGTGACATACGGATAGTGTCCATGATCGATGTCGAGCATCACCCCGTGGGCTCCCATGAGAAGGAGGTTTAGGCGCTGGCTAATCGCCTCCTCTATGTGAGGAAGCGGATCCTTTATTTCACAGCGAGATAGTAGATCCGCTCGCAACTCATATACCTTGGCTGTCGCTCGGTCTGCTCCCATTCGAGGCATTCTGGCAGCGATTTCGCGTGGCTCCCCATTCATCAATTCTTCAAATGAAGTCCCTGTGCGGAGCATCTTGTCTGAATAGGCTGGCCCTACCCCTCTCCTGGTAGTTCCTATGGGATGCCCTGAGGTCTCCTCCCGATAGGTATCACGATAGATTTGATCGTAGGAGATGATGTGGGCCTTGGGATCCACGATGACGTGAACATTGGGGCTCATCTGATTGAGACTGTCTATCTCATTCACCAGCACATCGGGATCGATCACCATCCCTCGTCCGAGGACGCTGATCATCCCAGTATGGAGTGAGCTCGCAGGGAGAAGGTGGAACGCCACTCGATTTCCATTGGGAGCCTCGACAGTATGACCCGCATTATTCCCTCCGTTGAACCGAGCGGATAGGTAGGCCTCCTGTCCCAGGTAGTCCACTATCTTACCCTTCCCCTCATCTCCCCACTGGAGTCCGATCACTACTCGTACGGTCATAGATTCTTCCTCCACCAATGGCCTATGGAGCCTGAATTCTCCTCCTGATCATCATCTTCCTTCCCATCAAAAACCACCTGCGGCAGGCACATCATCCTCCAGTATTCCCGGTTCTCCTGGATCAGATGGGGATCTATCTCAGATCCGTCAAGGAAATCAAATGAGGAATCCGGCCTCGGCTTACCAGAGGCCATCCTGACTCCCCCGGCTGAGTAAAAGGCTGCGACTCCGCTGTCCACTCCTCTTACTCGACCTGGGAACTGACTAGAAATGTCAGCGATTTCCCTTGGATCTCCTGGGCACCCGAGGAGATGGATGGGAATGAAGTGATCCTGTGCGTCTATAAGCTCGACGGCCTTAGCCCGAGGCATGTAGGAGGTGATGAACTTCGAGACTCCAATGGCACTAATCCTGGGGATCCAGGTGAGCATTTCTTCCATACACTTCACCCAGTCATCCTGATCACGTCCCTGCGGAACCACCATTGATCTAAGCCCTGATATGTCAGCTTGATATACCCCATGACTCGACCATTTCACTGTCTCCCATCGATTCCCAAGAAAGTCCGGACAGATTAGCTCAGTAGCTCGGATCGTCTTGGCTAAGCTGATTAGTTCCTCAATTCGCATGGGAATTCCCGTCTCCACTACCCCATTGTCCATGATGACGTGGTCACCCCGCGCCGACTTGTCGATGAAGAACTGCCGGTATTCCTCATTGTAAAGGAGATGAGCCAGCGCCATATGATAATCGTTGTCCCGCTCGAAGCCCATGCGCCGGAGAGGAAGTATGGTGGCGATCTTCATTTCTTTAGCTCCCATCTCTGTAGTAAAGAGCAAGTCATCACTCGCTGAGGATCGTATGGCCTTCGATGAATGGGAGTCCCTAGATCCTTCCAGGCCCTTCTGGGAACGAAGAACTCAATCCTTTCGTCGCTTGGAGAACTGAACAGGATTCGATTGTATATGTTTATATCCAGGACACAATCCTGGATGGCCCACTGCATTTCTCCGTCTAGCTTATGACGATCATCCTTAACGATGTGAAGATATGGTTTCCTCTGACGTGGGAATCGAACCGTTCGGCACAGCTTGCCGATCTTCATGGGATCTCGAAAATCATACTCCATGTACAGATGATCTCCATGCCTTAACTCCAGACTGTAGCCATTCCCCCTGAATAAGGTTAGTGCTTCCGTGCTTATTATAGCAGATACCATGACTCCTCCTAAATAGGTTCGTTATATCCCGCAGCGTTGCGGTGACCGCCACCACCATATTTAAGGGCTACCTCGGAGACATCAAACTCACCCTCGCTCCGCAGGCTCCAGTGCCGCACCTCCTCTTCCTCCCAAAACATACCCGAGAACGGATGATCGGGGAAAGCCCTGATAAGAGCCTTCCCTACTTCGCTCTGAAGGATAGGAGTATTAACAATGGGGACAACATATCCTCCAACATTCCCTACGAATGCTTTGCTAACTATGGATTCCACCATACTGTGTTGAGCTCGAAGAATGTGCTTTCCTTCTATCGCTAACATCCCAGGAATGAATCCGCTCCAGGTGAAGAAATCCTGAGGATGAGATGCGATTGCCGCGTTCACCTCCTTGGATCTGGTCATCTTCCACTTCCAGAGATCCCTATCCTGCACATAAAGCAGGATCTCAGGGACATCATCCCCTGGATGGAAGTACTCCCATGCGAGAACGGCTCCCGACTTGTCCATATCGAAGGTGCAGAATGGGAGTCCTTCCAGACCTGCCTGAGCCGTCTTGTGGTGATCCAGGACTCTCACCTGACATCTCTCACTGAGGCTGATCAACATCTCTCGAGAATAGGAGAAGTCCACGATATAGACATCTGATCCATCTGGGATATCGGGCATCGGCTTCCCATAGCTAACAGGGATATATTCAGTGGCCTGGTGCTGTAGTCTCATCCAGGCAGCGAAGGCCGCTCCGAATCCATCCGAGCAGCCTCCATGGTATAGAACATATGATGTCATGTTACACCTCGCACACTTCGCAGTATTCCCCATTCTCCAGTACCCCTGGTCGACAGCCATTCACGTAAACCGTAATGCCCTTGCAGCCCAGGTCATAGGCTAGCATGTAGGCCTGACTGACGTCCTCCCAGGTGGAGCCTCGGGGTAGATTAATGGTCTTGGATGCCGAGTTATCCAGGAACTCCTGAACCACACCCTGCATCTTTATGTGGTGTTCCACTGGGATCTCAAGCGCCGTGACCAGGTGATCCCCCTCACCCTCAAAGAGAGGATGAGTGAACTGAGTCTCGCCTGTGGCGTCTCTCCTCGTATACTCCCTGGAGAACACAGGCTCGATCCCGGAGGATACTCCGGCCAGAATGGATGTCGTCCCTGTCGGTGCCTGACTGGTCAGGGTTAGGTTGCGGATCCCGTGCTCTAGGATCTTCTTATGTATATATTGAGGCATCCGCTTAATGAATGTCCCCTGGATGAACTCATTCCTCTGGAGACCTGGGGCTGATCCCTCGTTACTCGCAAGATCCACACTAGCCATGTAGGCGGTATCCCGTATATACTCATACACGGCTCGTGCGTAGTCGAGGGATTCCTCAGATCCATACTTCATCCTGTTTAGGATAAGGAGATCGGCCAGTCCCATCGTTCCAAGGCCGATTCGTCTCACCTGCCGCTGCACATCACCTATATGCTGATTGATATCAGGGCTCTTGTCGATCACTCGATTTAACATCTTAACCGCAGTGACCACGGCATCGCGCATCCCAAACCAGTCAAGCTGGTTGAGCTTGGGATCCCAGAAGGCAGGCAGGTTGATGGCCCCTAGGTTGCATGATCCACCATTTGGGAGAATCTGCTCTCCGCATGGATTAGTGGATATCAGGGTCTCCATGTACCTCGTGTTAGCCGTTCGATTGGCTCTCTCAAGGAAAACCAAGCCGGGATTACCGGTTTGAGAGGCTGACTGGCATAGGTGATCCCATATCAGCCGAGCAGGCGTGGACTTGTGGATTCTGACCTCACCTCCCCTGAGCATCCATTTATCAATGTCCCCATCCCAGATGGTATTATAGTCAGGAGATGAGGTATCTGGGAAAACGGACGACCACATCCCATTAGTCTTTACTTGGTGCATGAATTCATCTGAGACCGCAACGCTGTGATTGGCCCTCAGGAAGCTAGACTCCGCGAACTCCATAACATCTGGATGCCAGTCGTCGAGAATGTACATGAGAGCCGCCGTCCTCGATCCTCCCTGGCGTATGCTATCCACCATCCGGTCTGCTCCTCCCATCCAGGAGACGGAGCCTGAGCTGTATCCATTCACTCCTGATATATAGGAGTCCCTCGGTCTCAGAACCGACCAGTTGATACCGACTCCCCCTCCCCGAGCGGTTATCTCGATCATCTCCGAGACTGTGCTCATGATCCCGGCTCGGCTGTCTGCCCCATGAGTGTCGTGAGCGACGCCGATGACGAAGCAGTTATAGAACGTGGCCAGCTGAGAGGATCCCACTCCATTGAGAATCCGGCCTGCTGGCACGAACCCGAATCCGCTGAGAGCTCTGAGGAACTCGCGTCGTTCCGTCCTGCTCGTGGCTAGGCCCGAGGCCACTCGATCCCACATATCCTCTGGGAAGGCCTCAAGAGTATTACCCTCGGCGTCTTTTAGTGCATAGCGATCCAGGAATACCCTCTCCCGCTGCTCCGTCCACTCCATTACTGAGAATCTATCCGCCATCTCGTGTTCTCCTCTTATTATCTGCGATCATGTGGGCGAAATTACTAACGTCTCCACATTCGTCTATTATAGCATCAGGATCTCCCGTAGCTAAGGCCTCCTTCAGTTCTTCTATCTCCTGATGCATTCGCATCATCATCCACTCGTCGGAATAGTTGACCCAGCCTCCCAGATGATCGTTCTTGCGGAGCTTCTTCTCCATCACCTGGGAGAACCATTTGAGAGATCGCCTAGGCAGGAACATGTTCAGGCGTCTCTAGATAGATGACGGGGATTCCGATGGAGTGCGCGTGCTCAATCTCGTTAGCAGTGCTGCTCCCAATATATCCCCCTGGATTCACCACATAGATCCAATCGGATGCGTCTATCTTGCGAAGATGCAGTTGATCCAGATGCTCCTTGAGCGACGGCTCCATCTCGATTTTATCGGCATGTCCGAAGAAGCCCACGGCTAGTACCAGGTGTCCCTCAGAGGTTAGAGTCTGGACGACCTCAATCGTCTCATTCTTGAACTTGGTTGATCCGCACACGGTTACGATCTGAGGTTTCACCGGAGTCCGCGTGACTATGGCCTCGCATCCCTCGTCCTCCCGTACCTCCACCTGATCGACCTGATGCAGCGTCTCCAGAATCTCACGTCCAATGGTCTCGCAGCTGCGTGGGCCTAAGTCAAGAACTCCTCGCTTTCCACCAATCAGCATCAATGATACGGCGATCTCTAGGGAATCTCGTAGATCATGAAACTCGATCTCCCTGTCCTCATGCTTCACGGAGGCCCGTGCCGAAATGTGGAATGCGTGCATGTGAGGATGAGATAAGTAGAGTCGATTCTCTGGCGCTCCAGGCCAGTGGTGCAGGGCATTAAGCTGAGTGGATACCTTAATCTGGGACTTCATCCTGTTTCTCCTTATCTATAACTTCGTCGACTGAGGCTCGGGGAATTCGCCATTTACTGCCTACCTTGAATCCCCCCTTTATGTGTCCAAGCTTAAGCATCTCCCGGACACTGTAATCGCTCACACGTAGGATCTCGGAGACCTCCTGAACTGTTAATACCTCTGGGAACACCATGCGTTCACCTCTATTTCATTAAGAACTCGGCCCGTGCCGCAGGATCGCTCTTGATGATCCCGCTTAGGAAATTGGTCGTGAGGAAGGCATTCTCCTGCCTGGCCCCTCTGCATATCATGCAGGCATGTCGAGCCGTTATCGACACCCCTACTCCTCTAACATCTCCTCGTTCGATCACCTGTCCTATTTCCATGGTGAGCCGTTCCTGGATTTGCAGCCGCCTCGCCTTGGCATCTACTAGCCTGGCGAGCTTGGAGATCCCGATGACCTTCCCATTGGGTAGATAGCCGATATCTACCGTTCCCCAGAATGGTAACATGTGGTGCTCGCAGGTCGACCAGAAGCCTATTTGCCTCATGATCACCATCTCGTCCGAGTTCTCGTTCTCGAACCACTTCAGTATCTCTTTTTCCTCACCATAACCGGAGAAGATCTCCCCCCAGGATCGAACGACTCGCTCTGGAGTCTCCAGCAGCCCATCTCGACTCGGATCGTCTCCAATGAACTGGATAATGCGACGGACATTGTCTTCTAGATCTCCTCCCTCACCCTCCCATGGGAAAACGATCCAGGTGCCGAGGATACCCTCTTTAGGTTTATCAACTAGAGCCAAGAACTCTTTATTACCATGTTCACTCATGATACGATCACGTGTGGCTCCGCTATCCACGATATCATCCATGATGATCTCAGCATCCTCAGGTCTGTCTACTAGTACCGTTCCCACCTGCGCCGACAGCCCTGCGATTATGGATCCTCCCCTTGGGATCCCCCAGACCTTGCTGCCCTTAATGCCCATATTCTTAAGTCGCTTATTGATGTCTGACCAGCTGAGGGATATATGTCCGTTACTCATGGTAGTCCTATTACCTTGTGTAGTTGGATTGAGAGCTTCCAGCCTGGAAGGTCATATAGTTTATTAATGACTGACTGGGTGCCGATTCCCCTAGTCCGTTCATCGTCATCATCATGCGCTATTGGCTGGAGATAGTAGCTCTCCGCGTTGAAGTCACGAAAGGCGTGGGGATTGATCGACGGATTAGGATGCGGATAGAGGAGCTTGAGCGTATCGGCCCTGCGGATCACTGTCTGTTCCCATGGGAGCTTGGGTGATATAGTGAGATGATCTATATTGAAATATACATCATCCTTAAACTCCCGAGTTCCATTGGACTCGACTGCCACATCGTATTTCACTTGGAGGCTGCTCAGAAGGTTGTAGTCCAGCTGAAGGGACGGCTCTCCTCCGCTAATCCACACCCATTTGATCTGATTATCACCCTCTAAATCTCTAATCTGCGACAGGATCTCCTCGATGGTGAGCATCTTGTGGCTAAAGAAATCAGTATCACAAAATGGGCACGTCGACTCCTCCCGTGTCTCCGGCCTCCCGTCCCACATGTTGCAGCCGGAGAATCTGAGAAATATACAGGGGACACCCGCCATTTGCCCCTCCCCCTGGATGGTCGGCCCGAAGATCTCGTGGACTCCGTATTTATGGGTAGGTTGCACTGCAATCCTCCGTCTCCTGCACGGTAACCCGTGCCATGTGGATTCTCCTTAGGGAATCGAAGTTCCCAGGACGACCAGCCTGAAGCTCATCCGTACTAGCGTAGATGAGCTCCTCCATTTGATCGAATATGGATTTCGAGAGGAACTCGGCTGTGGGCCTCCCCTGAGTAACCACAATGCTCTTAGAATCAGTCGCGAATAACTGAGGAAATCGTGGATCCTGATCCCATATAAGGAACTTGTGATCGTAAATGGAATCGATCTGCGACCACAGTTGCTTGAGGAATCCGAAGTCCATCACCATGTCCAGATCGTCCAGATCCGATGACTCCACTACCAGGGTCACCTTATAGTTATGTCCATGGAACTGAGCGCACTTGCCCTTGTGTCCCCAAATGGTGTGCCCCGCGCTGAAGCTGAAATCCCTAGATATTCTCATTTGTCCTCCTACCAGTATACACAGAGACCTCCACTTGGTCGACAGAGATGAAGAGTCTTCTTGGCTCTCGTCATGGCTACGTAGAACATCCTTACGATACTGTCCGTGGAGCTATTATCCATGCCTGCTGGCGACATGTCGGGGAAGACGTAGACGTGATCTGCCTCCCCTCCCTTGACACTGTGGATCGTCCCAATGGTAACCCGAGGCCGGGTGTCCTCGATGCTTCCCCTCTCCAGCACTCTGAGCGTATAGTCCCAGGAGCCTGGCTCCCCGGCTCTCCTGAAGCTCTTAAAGATGGTGGCATCCTTAGCCATTATACGTTCCAAGATGGTAGGATTAAAGGCGTCGATTAGATCCTCCATCTCGATCTCATTATCCTCGGCATCCTTGCAGGCTCGGAGGAATCCCTCTCTCCTACCCTGGATATAGGCCCCCGATTTGGCTCCCAGGACGCTCCCCCAGGTATGAGCCACATCCCCCGTTAATCTATTTTTAGAGAGAAATGCCCTTATCTTGTTACCCGCCGTATCCAGAGGATTCCACATCTTATTAGTTTTTCGATACGTGTTATGAAAGGGGATCCCTGCTTCTCTTAGTGCAGTGATAATGCCCTTTAACATGTACCCGCAGGACGCTATTATCATGTAGGTGCCGTCCTCCTGGAGCAACCCAGGCGGTAGTCTCCCGCTGCTCTCAGCCTCTACATAGGAATATGCGTCCATTCTGACTTCCCCCTCCTCATCCCGTGGAAGGTATTCCTTCTCCCTCCGGTCAGAAATCTGGTGCACCCAGGCGTAGGCCTGCTGATGAACCGCCCGTGGGATCCGATAGGACTGAGTGAGTACCTTCTCCCGTCCATCTGGTAACTGAGGATTAAAGAACTCCTGAGGGATCGCGCCCGACCACTCATATAAATTCTGATCGTCGTCCCCCACGAGAACTCGTATCTTGGTGTTCCATTGCCTTATGACTTCCAATTGGAGTGGAGTGTGATCCTGAGCCTCATCCACATAGACGACCTGCTGAGCCGGGAGTGGATGGACATCCAGCGCTAGTTCGAGCCATCCCGCGTAATCCGGTCTCTCTGATTCTCGACACCACTCAGACCACTTAAGATGGAAATCCCTGGTGGGTGGATCCCACTCAGCCATCGGAACCATGCGTTGGCGATATATTTGAGCCCTTTCATAGAACGTATCTCCATTCCCAGCTAGAGTCCTCTCGGATGTCCCCTCCTCTTCTTCAGTTGTGCGCCACTGAAGAAATGGAGGCAGACAGTCCTCATCTGACCAGGAAGGATACGCCTTGATGAATTCCTTAACGGCTGACTCAGCGGGAGCCGGGGATCCCAGCGCCCTCTTGCAGCGTGCATGAAGAGTCGTTACGTTCTCAGGTGCCAATGGTAGGTCTCGTCCAGAGGCCTCTCTCACAGCCGAGTTAGTGAGAGACACCACTGAGACCAGATCCTCCCCAAACCTGCTAACGCTTTTATTTATTCGCTTGGCTATCCAGGTCGTCTTACCCGAGCCTGGAGGGCCAAACGTTCGATATTCATCAGTCGAGTTCGTCATCAGCCTCCTCTATCGATTGATACATACTGATCCAGCTAGGATCAATTCCCCATACTCTGCGCTTTCCCCTCTCCGCTCGGAATTCTTTAACCTCCGCTCCCATTCCTCGAAGACGCTGAGCTACCTGTTTCATTGTGAGCTTCACTCCCCACTTGCTATTCCCTCGATAGATCAGATCCCCCAGGCTGAACCAAATGAACTCCCCCTGTCTGAAGCTACCCCGGATCGGAACCGGATCTCCATCTGGGATCATTGGTAGTATTATCCCGCCAAGGTATTCCCCAAGAAGAACAGCCATCTCACCCTGTCCGGTAGCCTCGTCACCCGCGTCCACATCCTCAGCCACATCCATGAGCATCTGGACGAATTCATCATGGGATGGAACAGTCTTAGCGCTGAGCTTGCGTGTGACCTTACCAGTGGATTCGGCTAGGGATTTCTGAAGCTGAGGAGGAGCCAGGAGTTGACCTGTGGTGACTTCGCAGATACCCTCACTGAACGCGAGGACGAACTGAGGGCTGTCTCCCGTGATCCGTTTCACCGAAATGAGATCCAGTTTGAGTAATCTGGATACTCGATCCTTGATGTCCTCCGTATCCACAGTCGAGACACTCATGTCCTTGTTACGAATGCTATGCACGACAGTCTCAATCTCCTTACGAGGCAGCGGAGGGTCATTCAGCGTGTTCCATGCAGATAGTATGGATACGACCTCATCCTGAGGCATCCCCATGTTAAAATATCGACCAGCCAGCCTGGCTGCTGCCCCATTACGCTCCCCCTCACCAACCCCTTGTAGCAGTTTAGAATACCATGTCTCGCTTATCACCTGGACTTTAGGTCTGGAGACCGGCTCCTTCAACCATGAATCATTATCCAGGTAGGCCAGTGGGATGTCACCTAGCTCCTTCCCCTCGATCCATGTGTATCCCCGACCTGATGCGTGAATCGATGGTGGCGCTACTACGAATCCTCCCTCGGCGCGTATGTCCACCTTATTAAGGACTCCCACTCTGGTGCCGATTCCCTCACTCCCGCCGTCGTAGCGGAAGTACATGTGGAGTCCCCCTCCCCCGGTTCTCACCATGGGAGTATATATCTCATCAGGATCGATTCCTATCTCCAACAGGGACTCCATGCCCTCCTCTCCATCCACATCCACTACGAAGATGCCTGAGATGTTCCCCGTTACAATCCCCACGTTGTTATCAGGGAACCGATCCCACCACTTCTCTAGCTCGGTATCAGAGAGCGCGGTCTTAGTCCTCCCCTGCCATTTGATCCTGGGATGTTTACCCGGAGACGTACACTTAGAGCTGCCGCAGCTGCACTTGTTACCATCTACCAGGGTATGTGCAGGGACAACGGACAGCCCCATTTCTAGGTATTTTAAGGCGTAATCAAGCATTCACAGTCCTAACTCTGCAAGAGTCGACCTACCTGGGAGAGTGGGGGAATCTCCCAGGCCAGGCCTTACCCTTAATTCACTCAGCGTTAGAGTGGTAAGGGTCTAGAAGGGTAGATCGTCGTCATCGTCATCATCGTCGTCATCGTCGTCTGCCACTGCGGTAGCGCGAGCCCGAGATGATTTAGAGTCGGATCGACCACTTGATTTTGCCGCCTTGGCCTTCACCGGATTGGCGCTCTTGCCATTCCGAGACGAAGACTTGGACTTGGACTTGCTCTTTGGCGCGTCTTCGTCGTCATCGTCCGCTGCTCGACCTTTCTTCGCAGGCAGGACGGCGTTGACCTGAGATACGATCTGCTCATCACCGGACTCCTTGTTGATCCGCTTGTTGTGTCCAATGGTGAGACGGACGCTTCTCCCGATGAGCTTGTCGGTGTTGATATCCAGCGCGGATTCGGGATCTGCCCCGAACGCCACCAGATGCTCTTTCAGACTGAAGAGAGCGTGATCGAGCAGGCTGGTGAAGCTCTTGGTCGTTTCTCCCTTGGATGGGCCTCCGGTGATCTCCCAATCCCAGACCAACATGGCATTGCCTGCGGCAGACTCATCCTCCTCGCAGTCGACCAGATCAGCTGGCCAGGTGCCTGCCTCGATTAGAGTGAACGGACTGGAATCGTCGATGTCCCCTAGGTTTACCTTGATCTTTGGCATTAATGCCCTCCTAAATTTGGTTCGGTCACTTTACTCCTGGATTCCCCCAGTGGTAAAGTATATCATGTGAGGGATTTCGCTATATCCCTCCCGGCTACTACTCCAGTTAGAGCCGCTGCTACGAATGAGTCCACGTATCCTGTGGCATCCCCCACTATATACAGACCAGGATGCCCGTAGACCTGCCAATTAGCAGTATCGACTGGAGCTCGATATGCGGGATATTTCACCTCCGGGCCATAGATTATGGATTCCTCAGGGTCAAATGTGGGTATGGACGCATCGAGTCCTTCCAGGAATCGATGGAATGCCGAGTATAACTCAGCTGGTAGGGCGCGGCTTATATCTAACCCATCCCTCGCCATGACGTTCGTTCGGTAGGGAGGATGTAGATTCTCAGACGGCTCCTGCTTCATGAAGTCGCTAACCCGCTGGACTACGGTATGACCCTGCGCAATCTCATTAATGGATCTGGCCACATCCCTCACGTAATCCTGTGGATCCCCCGTGCCCACAGCCTCAGGCACCATCTTGGCTACCATAGCGAAGTTGCTGCTGTTGCTTCGCTCATTAGGATCAAGGGAGGAGTGACCGTTCACATTACGTATCCCCATCTCCTGATGCCACTGATTCACCACGAATCCCTGCTGATTGCAGCAGAACGATCTAGTGACGATGAACCCCGTCTGCTGCATCACCTTCCAGTCGTAGAATCGATCAAACATGCAGCTGAGGCCGGAGTCCGCCGTCTCTACCCGGAGACCGATACCAGCTGGGCCTGACTTCGTAGACAATCCCAGGTCTTGTATTAGGTTCTCTGACCAGGTGATCCCCTGGATTCCACTGGCGATTACCACCTTATCGAAGAGAAGTCGCTCGCGTGCCACTGCGTCTCTGCGATTTGAGCTAAAACCTACCCAGGCACCGCCCATCTCCTCTGGGAGAGGATCCACGCTCACTGCCTTCGTGAAGAATCTAACGTCGACTCCATCCCGGACGAGGGCCTGTGTCATCCCTATCGAGAACCTGCGGATGCCGTCTGATCCCACATGTCTGAGAGGATAGGACGATAGATCCATGTCGTTGTCCGAGAAGTCCTTATCCCCCTGGACAGTCGGCTCATACCACACTCCCTCCCCCGCATGTGTGACCACTTCCTTATCTATCTCCCACAGGATGGGCTCAAGAGCTGGATCGAAGATTTCCTCCAGCTGAGTACCCCGCAGCAGGCTGAATGGGAGCTTGCCGTCCGAGAACCCGCCTGCCCCTCCCTCTCCCTCAAGGACATAGCAGGATCTACAGGAACACGATTGGGTCTCAGGACACCATCGCTCCACCATGGGATGACCCATCTCGACCATCGTTATATTCTTTACCCCAAGGTCGAGCAGCTGCCTAGCGCAGAATGTCCCCGCAGGGCCAGATCCGATTATTAGGACGTTCACAGTTTCTCCTTCTTTAGTTGGGCCTCGACGTCTTTAAGTAGAGCCGGGAGCGATTCCGGTATCTCCGTCAGATCCCCATCATTCAGGTATTCCCAGTCAGGTGGATCGGTGAGTCCGTACTCGCTGGAGTGATCAGACTCAATAGACCTGGACTTAGGTCGCAGGATCCCCACAATGCAGCCTCCCCAGGATCTAATCCCCTCGGCCTCATTGTCATATCGGATGTCGTCCACGACGATGTTGACCATTGGATCATCATACTGATGACCGAGGATTCTCCTGTGTAGGTGCATCACCCAGGTATCCTCGTGGATGTTTCGAGCCACCTCCGTCCCCAGCATCTGCATCATGAACCGAGGAGAGATGTCGTATCTCGGATCGATCTCCTCCTTCAGGTATCCACTGATTTGAGCCGGAGATAGGTCATAGATCTTCGTGAGGATCTCCTTTATGGGATCCGCCAGGCTGAGCTTCACGAATCCTCGCTTCACTAGTTCCATGGCTATCGTCGTCTTGCCTGATTGAGCTTGTCCAGTCAGTCCAATTATCATGATACTATGATCGAGCTCTTGCGTCGACCCTCATCGTCCTCCTCGAAGTCTTCCATCTCTTCTGCCGTTGATCCCTGGAATCCAGCCAGAGCTATGACGTAAGAGAAGGCCATTCTCATGGCTTTACCAGCAGCACGAGTCTGAGCCATGCTCCTTGCCGCGTTCCTCTTGCCGATGATATCCTTCTGCCCTCTAGCCGCTTTATCCGTGAACCCACACATGGCCTCGGCGGCTGCGATGACCTCCATGGTATCAAGGGATTTGAGCACTACCCTGGCCTCGTAGGCTATGGGCACTCCGTCCTCCTCTATCAAGGTAGTCCACTCGGTCACCGGCGTCGCACGATTAAACCGTGCAATGGTCTGCCACCCCTCGAACCGCAGATACTTCTTGCCTCGTATCTTGAGAACGAGCTTCTCACCCGAGCGCTCCACGGCAGTGACAATGGCTGCGGCCTGCTCCGATGCGCGCATGATGATGTCATTCGCTGACTCAACATGAACGAGGTCGCCTCCCCCATTGCTCCTAAGAGCGAGCGACCTTACGGGTACGGGAATTTCTCGATACTCCCCCTCGATTGGATCCTCTCCGTTTGGCATAGTAACTATCCCTCTGTTTGCGACTGGTAAAGTATTCCTTCAGGATGAGTTTATAGTCGTTCCCCTCCTGATAGGCCTTGCAGGCATCCCGAAAGTCGCATCTGCCGCACCTCATCGACTCTGGCTGAGGATAGATAGCTACTGTGCTTCCATCCTGAGGCTTAAACTCCCTCGCCTGCCAGTATGCTCGATGAAGAAATACCTCCATTTGACGAGATGTCCTGAATATCTTCTGCCTATGGAAGAGTGGTGCCGACGTCCGGCCTGTGGGAATGACCTTCCGGAGCCCATTATATATCACCCCGACGACCTTCTCGTCAATCCCTAGTATCTCAGCCAGATGCCTGCCAAGGAATATCTGAGAGGTGATCTGGTGATCCATTTCGAGATGAGCTGGCTCGAAGCGAGTATAGGTCTTATGTTCTAGGGAGAATAGCCTTCCCGAGTTCCTATCCCTGACCAGACCATCCAGCCGGGATGTCAGGGAGTAGGGGCTATCCTCATCTGTGCCTGGAATCTTGAGCGGCATGTTGAGGGACTCTTCTATCCGAAGGACATCGAAATAATCGTTATCTCGATATTCCTCCAGATAGCTCTCCAACATGGCCTCACCCAGTTCCTTAGCCTCGGCCAGGGTCTCCCGATCCGCTGTCCAGTTCTCATCCAGCTTGCTTATCTCTCTGTCTGCCCACTTAATGAATACTTCGATGGGATTCGCCTTATCCTTATAGTAGGCTGCGAGGGCCTGATGAATACCATCCCCAAGAGTCAAATTTATGTTCCTCTTGCGAGATCGATATCCAAGCTTATATGACCAATACCACTGGAGCCGACAGGCCATGGCGTCAAGCTGAGATGGACTTATGCTTAACTCGGGATTGTACCGTGGTTTACGTGGAGGCATGTTCTCTCCTTATTAGCTCATCTATCGTCACCGGACGCTTGTCTCGGACAATGTCCCATATGTCGTCCTCGATGGTGTCCACGGCCTTAATGGCTATGCTCTCCACCTTCTCAGCCATCTGGCCTGGTCTCGAGATCCGATCCTGCGCGTGTTTATTACCAGGTGGATGCCAGTCTAGATCGATAAATATAACTCGATCAGCCTCAACCAGGTTCAGCCCCTCGCCTCCGGTTCCGTGCGTAGCTACTAATACCTGGGACTCCCCCGACTTAAAGCTTGCCTGGCTCTTACGCTGCTGAGTAGACGTCATGGATCCGGAGCCGATAAGAGGAGCCGCCGTTATGCCTGCCTCACGCAGGTCATCAACGATCATCTTAACAAGTCGAGCGAAGTCAGTAAACACCACGGCCTGAGTATCCTTCTCTTGTATCACGTCGACCAGAGGATCAATCTTGCTAGATCCACGATACTCTGGAATCAAGAGCCTGGGATGAAGAGCCAGTTGTCTGAGCCTAGTCATTCGGGCTATCTTGATCTCAGCCTCGATCTCGATTCCATCCAATGAGATTTTGTGGTCATCCCTCATCATGTTATATATAGCACGCTGGTCTTCTGGCATCTCATACTTCACTACCCGAGCCTTGACCTTTGGCATCCCCTCAAGGAGGCTCTTCGGACGGGATATTAGGTAATCAGCCATGATGAGACTAAGGTTCTCCTCCTCGGTTTCCTTAATCCCGCCCACCTTGATGCCGAACCCGTTGTGCTTAACCTCACAGAATCTGTAGGCGAATGACCAGAAGGATCTGAACCTCTCGGGATCGCAGATGTGCAGGAGCGTCCATGAGTCCATACCAGTATTGATGTTGGGACTGGCTGTGAGGAGATGGACAGGCTTGGACTTACCGGCTATCTTAAGAAGCGCCTTAAATGCCTTGGTTTTGCGGTTACGAATCCGATGGGCCTCATCAGCTATTAGCATGTCGGACGAGGCTAGCTCTCCATAGTGCATCTCAGCGACAGTATAATTGCACACCAGGAACTCATCCCACTTCTCTCGTATTATGGAGTTACGATCTCCCTGGATAATGTCGGCGTGATATGGTGTCCACTCTCGAATGTGATCGACCCAGTCATCCCGCTTGGTATTAGTGCAGACCACGAGGCCCCTCGCCAGGTTTTCTCGAGATGCCGCGTCGAGGGAGGTCACCGTCTTGCCCATCCCCTGCTCGTCCCCAAGTATGCCCCGTCGTATCTCCATCAGCCACTCCGACCCCACGCGTTGGAATGGGTACAGACCGGATCCCCCTACCCACGAATCTTCTTTATCAGATATCTCGCGGATCCTCCGTCTTGATCTAGTCAGGGCTAGGACGGCGTTCCTCACCTCGTTTGATATGGAGAGAGCGGGATCCCACTCCTTCAATCGTCGAAGGATGTCGACACACAATGGGATGGTGACAGGCCCCTTTCGTCGAGCAAGAACCCCTGTCTCCCATGGAGGAGTCGAGCTTGATCTGAGGACAGCAGAGTGCCCCGTATTGCCGAGGGTTAGGGTAGAAGGCATGTTAGGTAGACTTATCTAAGAAGTGCAGGGCATGGGATAGCGCCGATCTTATGTGCCTCCCTGGTACGGAGGCCACCTTTTTAGTCCACTTAGGGAGAATAGCGGGTGATTGCATGGTGATAGGAGTATTGGTCTCCTGGGAGAACAGGTGCGCTATGCCGATGACCATAACAGGATCCTTGTAGTTCCTCATGACTCCCCCGAAGAAGTCCTCCACTACTAGATGATCTGGGGAGGACTCTCGCAGCCACTTCATTACGTCAGCCAGTGGCTTGATCTCAGCCGAATCAAGGATTTCGCCTGATTCATTAACCAGGCATAAGCCGGTAGTTCCCCCTGGATCTACTGCGACTATCTTCACGAGTAAATACTACACTTAAGAGGGCCGAGCGTCAACCTCCGGTTCATAGGGATTCCGTGGAGTCTGTGAGATCCTGATGACCGCACCTGGAACAGTTAACTACCTCGATGGTGCGATCAGGATATATAACGATGAGGCTCCGCGCTCGTCGACTCTTACAATGAGAACAGCGTGCAGGCGTTAGACTGGTGATCGGATCTTGATAGGACACAACCATCTGGTTCCTAGACCTTGTTGATTGGGTGGGAGGCATGAAACTCAAGGTGCCTATCGAATCTCCCCTCGATTGACTTAACTGACCCAGTGAGAGACTCGATCGACTCTTTTATATCCTTCCCCCTGTTATCTCCATCCCGCTCTAGATCGTCAATCCTCTGGAGGATGTCCGTCTTCATTCCATTCGTGTCTCCATTATTGGGAGACCTGCGAAGGATTAGATATCCCAGAATGAGTACCAGCACCACCACGGATCCACCCGCTGAAAGCATCTCTCTTAGCAAGTCTGGTGTCATGATCCACCGCCTTTCAGGTTAGCCCGATTTCCTTGGCGATAAGCGAGATCCGGGCTGAGTCAGATGTCGCCTCAGAATACTGCTGTTTGCTACCCTTGGGAGGTGTGGGGCTAGAGATAAGCGTCCCTGATCGTGCGTCCGCTGTTCCATCCACTACTTCCAGGTCACCCTCGGCTATCCCCCATCCCTTAGAGATGTCCGCCTTATGATCGTCTGCGGAGGCCAGGCTATCCGACGTGAATAGCACGTCCAGCCATTGTCCAGAAGATATCTGCTTTATATTGCGGAACTGTGTCATACTATCATCCCCTCACGCCCTACGTTTGAGGTGCGATTCCACTGGCGTATCACGCTGAAATGATCATCCTCGAATTGACTTCTGTCTATCTCTGGAGCTTTCCCCTCGATAAGCTCCTGGATTCGGAGATAGGCGAACTCAGGTATTCGGTACTTAGATATCAGCCAGGTTAGATGGACTAGGTGAGCCTCCTGTGGGCATTTACCCTTCTCCCATCTGGCCTCATATTTTTCCCATCCCTCAGTTCGCTCGTGTATTTTCTCAAGCTGGATCGCTGCCAGATCGATTGGCTGCCCCAGGCTCAACATCTCGTTAAGAGAGAGCGTCGTTCCATGAACTACTACCTTCTCCTGGAAATGAGCCTGCGTCTTGTGAACGGTCACTCCATTACCGAATGGCCAGTCCTCGGGGAACCAGTCGTATCCTATACCATCTCTCGCCAGAGTACGGCTGATGATAATATTGAGGCCTCCGGCCCACTCCTCACCCTTGCGATCCGGCGACAGCAGGAACGTGCCCTCCTTCCTTAGTTGGACAGATGAGTCATGTTCGAGAATCGCCAGTTCCTCCACCTTCTCGATGGCGTGCTGGATCCCCCCGGCGTTAAGCCCGTTACGAGGGAATCCTGCGAAGACATATAGATATCGTTCCATGCTTATTCCTTACGATACGATGGATGAGTAGACGTGAAGCTCATCGGCTCCGGTGGTATTTGAGGCATTGCTAGATTCTCCCGTATGCACGACATCTGTCAGAGTAGCAGTCGGCATGTCGGCATTAAAGTTATGCTGGACTTGAGTGGCCTCTTCACCACTAGATGTGACGTGCCCAGAAGATAGATATGAAGAGACTCCATAGATAAACACGGCCTCCCAAAAACCATTCCTTACAGCCGCCTGACCATCATCCCAGCTTATCGAGGATCGCGCTTGAGTTGAGTTAACCTTAACTCCTGCGCCAGAAGAGGATCCCACATCTGCGCTTCTTCGCATACAACACATTGCATGAACAGGCGTGCCCACAGCTATGGAGAGACTAGAGGCTGTTAGGATAGCTACGACTGTCGTGCTCGTGGTCGTCCCCTCAGTAGTATTGCCGCCATCTCGAACCAATCCACCGCCGCTCGACTTACCAGACCTCCACACCCAGAAGAACACAGTCCCTGCCATCCCCACCAAGACCAACGCCAGGGCAGCTATACCGAGGGCCAGTTCTTGAGTCACCTTAAACCACCCCCTTGAGGGACTCCAGCGTGGTGAATTGGTCCAGGTCCACCTCGGCTGGGATGTTGGCACGTATCCTATGGACTACTCTAGCCTTGACCATGTTTACCTCCACCTTCTGATTGACACCATCCCACTCCCAAGCATCAAAGAAGTAGTCATCAGGCAGGTCAGTATCCTCTACCACGTAATGAGGGCCCACCTGAGGCAGGTCAGGGGCAACTAGCTTGGGGTGGCGGAACTGGCATTGGAGTATCATGTCTGTGCGTTCAGCCTCTGATTCACAAGGAATGACACCAACCTCCTTATTGCGCCTGACCACAAAGTCAACCACTTGCTGCTCTGTAGCGAACTCCAACAGGTCAGGATTAGGATGGACCTGCCTTAGGTTGTAGGGTGGATTCGGGTTGGGTATTAGTATCTGCTTCATGTTATTGGTCTCCTCCTACCATCAGGTTGAATGGTGAGTCATCGGCTGTGTTGCCAGACACGTTCAGGGCGTGCACGTCGATGGCACCAACGAGCTTGGTGTCCACGTAGACATACCTGTTCCCCTGGCCTGGTGTTGCGACACCATCAATATTCGCGTCTCCAAAGTCCGTAGCAATGGTGACGGTGTAGTTACCAGCGGAGTCCCTGGTATTGCTGGTGACGTTGTAGCTACCGGGCCCCAAGGTGCCAGACTCGCTTGTGGTGTGGCATCTGACTTTGAGTACACCAGGAGAGTGCTTGACCAGGTCTGGTGGCACTACCAGGAACCCAGTGTCCTCGGCCTCGATGTTAGCCTTGGTGGCTTCGGTAGGGTGGGTGCCACCAGCATGGGTTGCATCCACAGTGATTGACCCCCAGGTGCCACCAAGTTCACCATTAGGGGATGTCCCAACCACGATTTCGGCACTGAGACCAGCATCAGCAGTTCCTACCAGGTAGTTCACAGTAGCAGGAGCACCACCACTCTCCAAGGCTGCTATTGCCTGAGCCACCCTGAGGGCAGAAACTGGCCTGACCTGGGTGTCCGTACCGGCTTCGGCTTGGGCCTGGGACATGGCCGTCTGCCAGGCTGGTACGCCGGAGGCCTGCTGAAGCGTGTTACCATCTGTCCCTGCCACGAGGATAGCGAAGGTGCCTGCGCCCGATCCATACAGAATGCCGCCCGTGGTGATAGCTGAGGCATCGAACTCAAGTCCTCCCACCTCCTGTCTAACGAGGAGGCTTCCCGAGGATACAAACAGATGAGCATGCGTCTGGAAGTCCGTCGCATCACCAACTGGCACCCGTCCTGTGGCAGGCGCAGTAGCGATACCGAACATGGCGTCAATGGCCAGCTGATTATCACGAACATGAGTATTCATGATAGCCGCCGTGACTACCTCTCCAACTGTCCAGGTTCTTGGTGCTGTCCAGGCCATTCTAGACCTCTAATCCGTGATCGAAGTTCTCCTTCTTCAGAGAAAGGAGGGTCTCACCCGGAGACCAGTTGCGGTTGGCCCCGAAGTCAGGATGGTGGAGACTGAAGTTAGCTCCGTGAGTTCTCTTTAATAGAACGGCCTCGATCTCCTCTCTATCTTCAGGGAGGACGATTCTGAGCCATTTGCCTTCGTTCTCCAGATTCCCGCACTCGCAGCACATGAAGTAGGGAAAGCTCAGATCGATAATGATAGCCGAGGCGCAGGAGCACTCCACTATCCATTTGCTTCGATTAATACGGGCCTTGATCTCCCCCGACACGTTCACCTTATCGTTAGGCTCTTCTAACTCGCCATTCCCCGACATTAGGTACATCTTGGCAGTGAGATAGAGGAAGCTCACGTTAGGCTGATGATCCTTGTGCTGTATGATGATATCCATATTAATATCCTGGGATGGTAGTAGTCCCCAGTTTAGAAGTATTAAGCGTCCACCAGTCGGAGAACCCCTCGGCCTTGGAGCACCCATATGTAACGGTGTGCCTGCGATGGGAGTCGATGACGTGCCGCTCCGACTCGATGTAGAAATCCGTTTGATCCATCCTCAGGGATCTGCTGCCGGTTCCGATAACGGTGATCCTGTCATTTATATCTCGACTCATGATAGACTTCATGTGAGTGGAGTCTCGATTGCCGCTTACCGTCATCTGAATGAGAGGAACCTTGTCCTTATTAACTCTTAGTATCCACAGGGCTCCATCCCTGGCCTCAGCTATGGTGGGGATGAACTCCGCTGGTGATGGATACTTTCTTCTGCCATGAGCCGTCTGGCTATCGCTGTCCTCCTCCCGAATAAGCGCGGAGGTCTGAGTCAGCGCATTACCTCGGGCCTGACTAAAGGTGAGGAACCCAGCCAGGCTCCCAGTATTTGTCCAGGTCATTTTCATAGCCTGGGAGAACTTCTCGACCACGATATTAGATGCCGTTGTCACGTTAGTCCCCGTTCCAGCTGTCGTCTCATTAAACGTGAAGTCGGCTGTCGCGGTTGGAGTAACCCAGTCATCCACGGCTACTACGTTCAGTGTGGAGGTCTCATTGGGATGCCGAGCCCATATGACGAGCGTCCCCCCATTTGGAGCTATAGGAGGGAAATCAGCCGACGCCACTCCCATCTTCCACAGAGTCCCCAGAGCCGCAGTGCTGTAGGTGATCACCGGGATCTCAATAGAGTTAAAGATAAAGGGCAGGGGATTAACCGATACCAGATTCGAGTATCCCAGAGTGCCTGTGGAGCTATCTGTAAAGGTGTCCTGGCTCAAAGTAAATGGGGATTTGAGACGAGCGTGCCTATCATGAAAACCGATCTTCCCGTCCTTCGTCTCGAAGATGAATCCATTCTCCGACACCTCGACTGCCCTGAGGGCATTCATCGCGTAGGTATCGCTGCGCCAGAACCGAGTGAGCGTCGTCTGACCAGTACTTATGGATCTGTCCGCGCTGGGCCAGCTAGCCTTATCCAGAATAGTCCCCACAGCCTTATCCGTCGGTACATTAAGGAGAAGCGGGATATCTATCTGATCCTGGTTGATGTATCCCAGTGGGCCTATGGCCGCAACCTCAGCGATGTTCAGTTGTCTCAGATCCGCACGAGGAGTGATAGACTCGATGAATCCAGTATATAGAGTCTCCGCTGTCGGAGCCGTCGCCCGAATACGTATCTTACGAGCCGGTTCCAGAGATCCAAACAGAGGCCCTCCGCTGTTGAGATCCTCGTAGTCTCCAGAATCGTTGTTAAGGAGAAGAGTCAGCCTGCTCGCCTGGGATCGACCTGTTAGTTGGGACTCCTTGTCTCTGCCTCTAATCCAGGTGGTAAACAAGGCCCTGGACGTGACATTGTCCCCAGTACCCGTGAAGGTGCCGATATTACCCCAGTCAATCTCGACTACGTATGTCCCTAGAGTCCCTGCCATTTAGCCTCTGACCACAATAATGTCGTGGAAGGCCCCTCCACCAACCGCACGGCGGAAGGCTGCCTGGATGTGCTGATCCAGACTGTCGATCCCCACGATGGCACCCTGTAGGTTCATCACTACTGTAAGGGATCCTCCCCCTCCCATCATTCCTCTTCGCTGTCGTGAGGGAGGAGTGACGACCTCCTGCCCGTGAGCCATGATTAGCCGAGGCTCCCCCGGAGCACCTGGGACGACCCCACCTCGATCTAACTGAGGAGTCAGATGATTCACTATCCGCTGAAGGTTATTTATCAGGGCATCACGCTGAGCCGTCTGAGGCTGAGACATAAGCTCATTAATCTGCCTAAAGGCGTCATCGATTCTGCGCTGGATATCCCGTCTATTCTCCGCTGTAGCCTCGGCAGTGGCGCTCCCCCCGGCTACAGCCTTGTTAGCCTCCTCAGCCTTCTCCTTCGCCCTCTCAAACAGCCCCATAAGGCCTTCCCACTTAACTCCCACCTCCTCCGCGAAGGCTGCCATCACTCCCTTGAGGTTATCCGAGCTTATCCCCATTTCAGCCAGCTTGCCAATGATGGTGTCTACCGATTGATGCGTGACCTGCTGCCACTTCTCAATCACAGTAGTAGTGGTGACCCCGAACTCCTCAAACTTATCTAGCACCGGATCCAGATCATCTCGAATTCTATTATATGAATCGAGGATCCTTTGACTAGCTTTCTCCTCAGCAAGAGCATTCCTATCCGCTAGAGCTATCCTGTCGGCGCTAGCTTGTCGGAGATCACCCATGATTCTTTCTATCGAAGTTCTGTTATTATTGACTCTCTCCTTGTTACCCTGAGCCAGCCGAGCAGATAATTGCTTCTGACGCTCCGATTGTTCTTCAACCGAGTTATTTACTGCTTCAGTTAGATCTCCATAGGAATCAATGACCTCCTCATTACTTTTAGTAATCACCTCCCCAACCTTCTCAGAGGCCTCACCCATCTTCTCTATCGTATCAGTGGCGATATCGATTTTAGGGATGCCCTCATTAATTTTATCAATGGCCTTCTGCATCGCATCCCCGAACTTATTTGGGCCAGGGATGGCGTCGAGGACGGCCTTGGCGGCTTTGAGCATGCCTGCGAGGGCCTTCCGATGGACGATGGTCATCTTGTTAAAGAGGTCAATAATGAAGTTGACCGCTGACTCAGTTGCCTTCTTTATTCCATTCCAGACAGTGTCCCAGTTCTTCCAGAGGAGGATTATTCCAGCCACGAGAGCCGCAATAGCCACAACCACGAGACCGATTGGCCCAGTAGCGAGGGCCAGGGCACCACCGAGAGCAGTCACACCGGCTATGATTGCAGGAAGGAGCAAGATTAGAGGCCCCAGTACGGCCATCACAGCCCCGATAGCTACAGCGACTATACCTAGAACTTTAGTCAGTTTAGGATGAGCCTGCGTCCACTCAATTACCTTTCGAGAGATCTTCTCGATTATGACCGCTCCCTTCTGCATGATAGGGATAAGGGCATCCCCCAGGATCTGGAGGACATCACCCATTCGATTCTTCATTTGAGTGAATGGATCAGCAGCTGCCTCAGCAGCACCTCCGAATTGCTTAGTGAGGGCAGCCATAATCTCAGTTTGAGTAGCCCCCTTCGCTAATACAATCCCATATCTAGAGAGGCTAGATGTCTCCCCCGCGATCGCTTTACCGACAAGGAGAGAGGCTGACTTTAGATCTATCCCAGCCCCTGCCGCCACATCAGTAGTAACGGCAAGAGCATCTAATACCCCATCCCATTTACCCCCTATAGTAACCAACTTCTGCAAGGCATCCCGTTGCTCCTCATCTCCGAAGTTAGTCTTGCGCTGTTGGGATTCTATAAGAGATTCAATCTTATCCTTCTGACTATCATAGGATTGCCCGATATTCTTCAGGGACTGATCGAGCCTCTTTATACCAATAATCTGCTCCTGAGAGGACTTAACAGCCAGTCCACCAATAGCAAGTATAGATGCTCCCGCTACGGTGAAGGCCTTACCCACACCTGCGGCCTTCTTGGCGAACGCGTCTACACCTCTCCCAGCGGAGGCCATAGCTGCGGCAGATCGATCAACCGCCGTTAGAACCATTTGGAGTTTTAGATCAGCCACCTAGTCCAGGCCCTCCAAGGACATCATCCTCCTCTTCCGAGGGCTCACCTCTGGCCTCATTCTCAGCACTAAGGAGAATGGAGATATTAGTCACTACCTCATCTGGGGTATCCATGTAATCGGGATAACTCCATCCCGTTCTAAGAAGAAAAGCCGCCTCAGACATAACTATAGTCAGAGGAGCGCTCTCCAGTATAGACGCTAGGGAGTCTTCGAATCTTTTTTTGCTTCTGCTTCGCTGAGGGGTACATAGAGCTCCTGCATACGAACGAGGACTACTTCCGTCTGTGGATCCGGCAGAGTATCCAGAAAGTCTACTGAAACGGCTGAGTCCCACGACCAGGCAACCGTTCCATGTATTAGGTAGGCATCGTCATCTGCGTCAACATCGAAGGACTCCAGATCCTGAAACATCCGCCTCTTCAGGGCCTCTTTATCTTCGAAGTCGATATCCTCATTTGGATCAATCTTGGGTAGATTCTTCATGGCGGACTTCCTTATGGCCTTCCGCATACCTCGTGTCACCAGAGTCCGTATAGTCCACCATGACCCATCAGAGAATCTAAACGTCTCCTCATCACTGGGCTCATTCACCTCAATAGTAAAATCTTCGGGCTGGGTTAACATGACTAGGCACCTCTATCTGTTTGGTTTAAGTGAATATGGATAAGCGGAGAAAGCTCGCTCTCTATCGAATTCGGCTTCTAGATCCGTTCCGCATTGAGGACAATACTTCACTGCAATCCCCTGGCTACGCCAGCCTGATCCACTGCGGAAGGCCGGTTGCCACCGAGGCCCCGTCCCAGATGGACATACATGCCGTATCTCCTGGTTGACTGTAATCGGCATTACGTACTCCGTGGATTAGACTGTGCCTACTGTGACCGTCCCATCGACAACGAATCGGGCCTCGTAGCCCACTCTCTCTCGAATAGCCGCAGACGGCCTATAGGATAGGCACAGGGATTCCCCATTGAACTTACGCCTGCCCGAGGCAGTGCCGAAGGGATAGAACTCCCAGGATCCCAGCGTACCAACCAGAGTGGCGAACACCGGATCCGATCCATCTGTCTGGTCATCAACGAAGCCAGCTAGGGTGTATTCCCCGCTCTGTTCGATCCCCGCAATGAATCGCTCCCCAGTATCATTAAAGCTGGTGACGTCGATCTGAGCCACTTCCTTACCTGGGGGATTGCTCACTGAATCGATATACTGAGTCATGTTCTTGAGCGTCCCCAGGTTATTATCCTGCTTCCACTCGGTGTTTCCGTTGACGATGTACTTGGCCATCGTTATACCTCCTTGATCGCTCCCTTATCTAGAAGGCGAGCTATGTTTAGTCGCTGTCCACCTGGGCACGTCACATCCGATAAGCTAAACTCTTCATCCTTTCCATATCCTCTCCAGTACTTCTTAAGAGGGATCCCCTTTTTATCAACGGGTTCGAAGGATATCCCATCACATATGACTCTGTATCTCTTATCCTCTTTTGAAGATGATGGCATAAATCGCCGTCCCCGCTGTAGTACTGGAATACGCTGCTCGATAGTAGCGATCCAGGGTTCCTGATGTGGACACCTTAGCCGCTGTCGGAGCAGTAGCCAGGAATGTCGTGAATACAGCCCATGTTGTACCGTCCGAGCTATCCTCAACTCGAAGGGTTCCGCTCCCCGTGGCCAGGTTCCCCGCCATGCTGAACATGTGGGCATACATGGTTCCACCCGCCGTGGACAGCGCTCCGGCGTCCAGGGTGCCGAAGTTAGCGGCTGCGGTTCCTGTGGTCTTGGGAGCCATCAGCTCGCTTCGATCCCAGGCCTGATCCGGCCTTGTGATGGTCTCCTGACGCACCATGTCCCTAATGTTTATGGGATTCCTGGCAGCATACATTTGTCCAGTGGATCCGTAGGATACTGATCCGGTATTACTTCCAATGACGACACTGATAACTCGATTACCGCTCCCGAGGTGCGTTCCAACAGCGTCGTTCATAGAGTCGCTGTCTTCCAGGAGCCCTGCCCACTCAAATCCATCTGCACGGACTCCCCCCACCATCCGCTCACCTGAGTCCTGGAAGGTGGTGGAGTCTATTCCAGGCGCAGCTAGCTCGATAGAGAAGCTTGTAGTGGCCGGAGTTAGATCATACTTATCGAAGTAGACCTTAACGTCCCTAAACAGGAATTTAGCCATTTCTTCTCCATTTAGTCTCGATTGCGCTGATCATTGATCTCAGATGCATATCTATCTTGGGAGAGGCCGTGTCCATTGCCCTGGTTAGCGTCTTATATCCCTCCCTCCCCTGCTGGAAGATACGCCTTGCTATTGAGAAGGCCGCTCCTCTGGGATTAGTGAATCCCTTTCGTCTGGCCCACTTCTCAATCGGCTCTACGGGAGGTCTCTTCCCTGGACGCTGACCGAACTCCAGAGTGGGTGCGTATTCCAGATTAGATCCCACCACGGCCTGGGTAGGTGCCACATCCGTAGTGATGGATCCCCTGTATCGGCCAGTATCGACAGGAGCGTCCTCCTTGGCTATCGCCTCCACCTCGAACACGCTACTACTGAGGAAGTCCTTGAGAGGGCCTCCGATGAACTTCTTATTCTTCATCTGCCGCTGGACGTCCTTGAGCTCATCGTCAGACAGGTCGAACTTTATTGGAGATACTGGCATCAGCCTACCGTCTTAATGACCCAGATGATGAGATCGAATCCGAAGTAGTTGCCTCCACCTAGGGACTTACGTCCGATCCCCTC